CACCTGACCTTCGTCCGTTGCCGAATCTAACAAGTTAGGTGTACCCATTGCAGTAAACCCATCAAAACGCTGCTGATCCCAAAACGCATCAACTGAGGCAACTGCCGCCAAGCTACGCGATGCGCTCCATGCTGATGGGCTCATAGCCCACTTGCAATCTGCTAGGTTACCGCCTGCCGCTAAAACTGCTGATTCCATAGCGAAGAAATCTGCTGCCGTGACTGCTGCTGTGTTAGCTGTTGGTGTGCCTAACGCTGCCACAAATGCAGCCTTGTCAATTGTATCGTTTACTCCTGCAACTAACTCACGCGCGATCATTTGGTCTACGGCCATTCCTCCTTGCAAAATTAATTGTTTTGAAAACTTTGAGAAACTTGCAACTCTTTTTGGTGTGAGATCCAAATCATCTAGCTCCATAGTTGAGGCCGATGATTGTTCTACCTCGGTTGCTGCCGTGCCTACTGCTTTTTTGCTTACTCTTGGGAACTTGAGGTTTCCAGTAGCGCCATTGATTGTCGTTGCCCCTAGCTGCTCGGTGAGAGTAGGTGCACGTAGCGCCTCAATCACACCACCTACCTCAGTAGGCACGTAACCTGAGCCCATGCCCGTTGTCTGAAAGTTGTCAGCTGTGCCCGTTCTAAATAACGCTGCCTCAGGTATACCAATCTGCCCCGTCATCTGCAAGCCTCTTGCCTGCATCTCAGAGCGTGCCTCTTGTGCCCACTCAGCCTCAGCACCCTCAAGCCCTCGCCCGTGAGAAACTGCCTCAACTGCGCGAGATAGTGAGAAAGATCGGTTAATCTTATCCATTTCTTTTGTTTCTGATAAAGATGAGCCCGCAAAATTCGCTTGACGTGCTATCATATCTTCATGCGCTTTACGGCGCTTTAACTTGCCATCTAAGCGCGTTACTTCACCTTCGAGATAGTCGCATCTTGCTTCTTCCTCATTTGTGAGCTCACGCCCTTCGCTTTCTGCGTTCTCCATTAGAGAAACGTGCTCCTCATAGTTCTTACTACGCAGAGATTTCATTTCGTTTAAATCCATTTTTCTTTTTTTAAGTCTTTTTTTAGTTACACACTTATCATTTGCGCTGTGTTTAATTTCAGCTGTTATTATTTCTTTTGGCTGCTCCTCATTTCGTGCCGCCACACTTGCACTCTTATATGCAGGGTATGTCACGGGCGAAATATCCAATAACTTGCCCACTTTCTCAACTTTCCGCGTGCTGCGATCTTCGCTCCATGTCTGATCTTGAATCGTAAACGCAAACGAAGATTGGGTGATATCGCCCCTTTTAATACTTGTATAAAGGTCTTTAGCATATTGTTGCTCACCTAGTTTTACCTCATATCTCAACCCATGCTCATCAGTAGAAAGTTGCAACGTACCCGCTGAACTTCGCCCAATTATTAAGCTAGGATCGTGATTGATAAGGGCCCGCACATCATCAGCCAAAACATCGTCAAATGCACCAGGTGAAATGCTTTCTCTAAAGGCCCCTAAATCAGTTTCATTATTGTACAAAGCAGCGTAGCCCTCAATAATCATCTCGCCGTTTTCTTCGCGCACCTCAAGAGTGCTGTCATGTTTTGAGTAGTGAGCCGCTGTCAGCATCTCATCACGTTTCAAATCCTCCATTTGTGTTGTTGTTAGAAATCGAATCTGAATAGGCCTCAACCTTATCTAACGCGATTTGATTAATTTGTACCAAATGGATGTCACCACCTGGGATTGGGTTTTTTTCTTCCTCAGCCCTAACCTCATTAATTGAGAGCACGCCCGCTTGAATCATCTGAGCAAAGTAATTTGCCCGCGCTGCGCTATCGCCTCTTTGTAGATCTGAAAGTTTAAACTTGCTGTATACTTGCGGGCTGTCGTATGATGGTATCAATTTACGATCTATCTCTTGCTCTATCCTTTGCGTCCATGGCACGATGGTGTGCCGTGCAAACATTAAATTCTGCTGCTCAACATTGTTGTATGTTGTTTGGCTAGGTAGCTGTATAAGCGATGGAGGCACACTAAAAATACGGCAAATCTCCTCTGCTTGAAACTTTCTCGTTTCTATAAACTGCGCCTCATCGGGTGAGATTGCAATGCGTTGGTATTTAAAGCCAAAGGGCATGAGCTTGGTGCCTGCTTGCGCTGCGCCGTTATTCCATGAGCCTTGTATCACATCCATTTGCTCCTTTTTTAAAGGTTGCTCACTAGACAGCACGCCCGTCATTTGCCCGCTTTGGCCAAAGTACTCAGCGCCGAAATCTTGTGCGCTTTTCGCAAGGCCCAAATTTTCTCTATGTAAACGAATCGGGCTCATACGCATAAGGTTGCAGATCTCAAGCATATTCTCAGGCCTTACTACCCCAACATCCTTAACGCTGTACACTCTCTCACCTTTTACGATCCTTAAATCTACATCAGAAAAGTGCACGGGTATCAACTCGCTTGCGTGGCCCCTCTCATCTCTACGAATTAACGCGTACCCTACGCCGTATATAACTGCGCTTGCCGTGATTGTTTCCCAAAACTCGTAAGCCGTTTGGTATTCATTGGGCCTATTTTTAACCAGGTTGTATGCAGGGTGCACATTTGCTTGCACTACGCTTTCACCCTCTTTCTCGTAAATTTCTAACCCTAGGGCCGCAATAGTTGAGGCTATTTTATACACACAAGCATAAACCGATGAGATAGCCATCGCGCTGCTTTCATTTATCGTTGCGCCTGCTTTGGTCATTGGGTATAACCCTACCTCATTGGCTATGTTGTTGGGCTCGTATGGCCCTACCCTACGAAATAAAGCGCGAAATCTATCAGCTAGTGTACTCATTCGCGCGAAGTATACGAATAAAACCCGAAAAATCCTAATTTATAGGGAAAAGATTTCAAGTAAATACTCCTCATCGCCATCTATGGTATTTTGTACGTAGCTATTCATTGCAATAATTGATGCTATAACGCCGTCAACTTTCTTGTTTTCTTTTTGCTCTTTGGTAACTCGCTTGTTTTCGTTTACATCGGTATATATAACAGCGCAGCCCATTTGCCATCTTAGGCATTTGTTGCCCCCATGTATAATATTGCCACGCATCACCTCCATTTCAAATTCTTTTGTTGGCCCGTTCATACTTGTAATATTTTGCGCCATGGGGGCCATAACTACGTCATCCTCTATCAATTCGGCTACGATATACGTGCTAAATCGAGGATCATACCCAATTTCTCTAATATCATATTTTGCCGTTTGCTCTAAAATATATTTTTTTATTACTCTATAATCAGTCACGTTACCAGGTGAGATCGTTATATCACCCTCACGCTCATAATTTATATAATCAATCCCCGCGCTTAGTTTTTTGCTGTGCGCTTTCTCAGCGTTTACAAATTGATGCACCAATAGGTAAAAGCATTTGCGCTCATCATCACGAAAAATCAAAGCAAACGCCGTGAGATCTTGCGTACTCGCCAAATCTAGGCCACCATATGCAGGCAAGTGTGGTAAACGTTCATATGGTATATCTTTGGCCCCTAACATGAATATATCGTCAGGGATCCACGCCGTTTCTGAACTCGTCCAAATATTGAGATGTAAGCGCAAAAAGCTATTTATCATTGATGGGTTGCTTTTTGCTTTACTTACCGCATCAACAAAATACGCTTTATTGCAAATAGAGCCATATCCTGGGTTTGCTTTTTTCCATGTGGCCTCTTGCGTCCAATCATCCTGAGGATCTGCGCGATAAAGTACGGGCAAAAATGTTTCATCTTCGATTGTGCCTTGTAATATCGCCTCGCTATATTCGTGCATTTCATAGCATATACTCGCCCGATCGTGGCCCGCAGTCGTTAAAGCTATGATTATTGGCTGCCTACGTGAGCCAACTGATGTAGTTAAAACATCAAACAATTCGCGTGATGGCTGTGTGTGTAACTCATCAAACAAGATGCCGTGACAATTTAACCCGTGTTTTGTGTATGCCTCCGCTGATATACTTTTATACCACGACGATTTGTACTCTATTGTATTGCGTAGCACTTTGCATCGAGATCGTAAATGCTTGTTATTTTTTATCATCTCCTGCGCAATGGAAAAGCAAATATTCGCTTGTCCGCGATCCCCGGCCGCTGAAATCAGCTCTGCCCCTGGCTCGCCGTCAGCGAAAAGCAAATATAAAATTATTGCGGCCCCTAAATTTGACTTTCCATTTTTACGAGGCAGCTCAATATAGCAAAAACGATATTTTCTTAACTTCGTTTCTTTGACCTTCCACCCAAATAAGGGGCGTATTATATCATCCTTTTGCCACTTCTCAAGGATAAAAGGTTTACCCGCAAGCTCACCCTTTACATGGGTGCAAAATTTCTCTATAAATAATACGGCCTTATCTGCGGCATCTTCGTCAAAGTAATATTTGCTCATTGCATGAACTCTTTGAACTCATCGTTTTCATCTACGCTATCACCCGCCCATCTCTCAAGGTGCGCGATGATCGCTTGCTTTCTCATGCGGGCTTCTTTGAGCTGTTGCCACTCAGGCCGCGCACGGCTGTATACATCGCCACTCTTGCCCGTTACCATGTAGCACGTGCCGTTTATATCGCAGTAATCTTGTAATATATGTTC